ATGGAAAAAATCATCACCATCATTGCAGCGATAGCCGGTATCGCTTTCTGGGTCGGGCTTATAAATCCGAAGTGGGTTTTTATGCCAAACAGGAAAAAATCTTCACTCGTCTATTTTGCAATCTGTATTATCGTTAGCGCTATTGGCGCGAGCATATCCCCAAAGCAAGCAACAGCACCGCAAGCGGCAGCAGCGCCAGTCGCCACACCACCACAGAAAAAAGAATTCGAATACGCAACCAAAACGCTCAATGATTGGCGTCTTAGCTCACAAAAAGAGCGCCGCAACATCATTGAAACATTCACAAAAATCAATGAGTTTCCACAATCTTCAATCAATGGTTTTTATGGTTGCGTAAGCGAATATTCATACACAAAATCCAAAGATCTCCAGCTTGGCATGGTGCTCGATTGGTGCCAGGGTGATTACAAAAATGACCCAACATCCTTGGATAATCGCGTCACGTTTGACACTTTCGAAGATCAATTCAACCACTGGAGTGGGGCGTATAAACCATTAGAGACTGCCATCAAGAAAAGCATGAATGACGATGATTCATATGAACACGTAGAAACAACCTATCGGGTGATGATGAAAGGCACACCTCATGCCATTGTTAGCACAACATTCAAAGGCACAAACGCTTACGGGGCAGTAGTAAAACAAACAGTTTCTGCGGATGTAGATATAAAAACCGGTCAGATAATAAAAATAATTGAACAGTAGAAACAAAGAACCCGCCTATTCTCAGGCGGGTTTATTTTTTACAACACCAAACTTAACTGATCTTCGCCGTGATGACTTCGCGGGAAAACATCTTGAGGAACCACCGCGCCGGGGACTGGTTGAGTCTGGTTTAATGATTCGTCTATTTGCGTCATGCTGGTAAAGCAGTAGCCGCACAACATATTTTGACACTGGTGATAACTGCGTCGTACTAAATCACTCAACTCTACACTGGTACGAGTTTTCGCAACTGCACGGCAGCGAGGACAGCGCATTGCCATACGCGGGCCTCCTCTGGTCTGGTTAATATCACGTCAAGTATAACGCTTAACCCGTTGATTCGTCACCCGCCTCTGCCGTCCATTCATCAATCTTAACTTCCAGCTCCAGCGAGGTGGTAAAGCCTCCGCTGCCGATGTCATGCACACATCGGGTTATCGTCCAGTAACCATTATCAATCGTGGACTTAAAGCCCGATACGCTTGCCGGTTGTTCCGGGTACAAATCCGCCCGGCCCCGCGCCAGCGTGATGGAGAACGACGCCGCGCCACGCTGTAACTGGCTCCACTTCGCCGCTGCTGCCCGCTTTGCTGCCTTCTCCGTTTTAAATGTCTTGCGGATCACGAATACGTTGCCTTCCGCGCCTGCCATGTAATCCCCTTCCTTGCTGCTTGAGGCGGGTTCTTTTGGCTTCTTCGGCTGGGTTGTTCTGCGACGTTTTCGGGTGTTTGTCTGTACCGTGGTGGCGGGCTTCTTCCCGAAATTCAGATCCAGCCAGTAGGCAGTAACGCCGGTATAAGCGTCACGATCGGCAATGCTAAAGCTGTGCTTGTCGCCGCTGGCCCGCACAATGCTGATCGCCGGTAACGGTTTGCCACTCTGAGTTAACCCCTGCCCCGGCGTGATGAACAGCAACATGCCGTTTTTAACGGTGGCAACCGCGCCCAGCATATCCGCCATTCTGGTGAGAAAACTGATATCTGATTCACTGGTCTGGTCTGCGTGATCGATCTCAATCTTCGCCAGTTCCTCGCTCACCCCGGCGCGCAGATCGTACCGGCTGGCGATACTGGCAACCACATCGCCAACGGTAATATCGTGCCAGGAGTATTCACGCTTCACGTTGAACGTGTCGCGAAAGTCTGCGCTGCGGGCGCTGATAGTGAGCTGATCAGGCGGGCCACGGTGTGCGACCTCATCAACGGTATACAGCCCTTTAAATACCAGCGGGTCATTATCCCAGCCCAGCGAAACGGAAATCTTCGCGCCACGCGGTGGCATAACGATCTGTCCGTCTGAATCGTCCAGCGTGAGATCAAGCGTATCCGCTTCAAATCCCCGGTTATCCGTCAGCGACAACGAGATCAAGCGGTCATCCAGCGCGGTGAGCTGCTTGCCCTCAATCTGAATACTGAACGCCGGGCGGGGCGAATAACGCGCATCATCATCCAACATCTTATTAGTTCCCTCATTGGTGAGGGTACCATCGTCGCCACGCGCGCGCGTACAGACAACGCGGGGCTGTTGTTGCGGTCTGCTGACAACGCCCACCTCTCGCACCGGCTGGCAATTGTCGCAATGATAAGTGGCAATCATTGACCTGGCGAGGCAACTACATGGCCACAAATTACCATCACGGTGTAACCGTCACGGAAACCACCGATCTGAGCACGATGATCACCGATATTGATTCGGCGGTTATCGGCGTCGTTTGTATCGCTGACGATGCAGATGAAGACGCTTTCCCGCTGGATACCCCTGTACTCATTACCCGCGTGGCTAACATGCTGGGCAAAGCAGGCAAAACCGGCACCCTGTTCACCACCCTGAAAGCCATTTCAGACCAGACCAGCCCACAGACTATTGTGATCCGCGTGGCTGATGCGTCAAAAATCCCGCCACCGGAAACCGGCACCGCCCCAACTCAGGATCAGCTGGTCATTGGCGGTACTGACCCCGATACCGGGCTTTTTACCGGCATGTATGCGCTGCTATCGGCGGAGATGCGCGTTGGCGTCCGTCCGCGTGTGCTTGCCGTTCCCGGCCTCGATACTCAGCCAGTGGCGGCGCAGCTCGGCGTAATGGCTGAGAAGCTGCGCGCCTTTGCTTATGTATCCGCAAACGGCTGCAACACCATTGCAGAAGCGAAGGAATACCGGGAGCAGTTTGCCCAGCGTGAAATGATGGTGATCTGGCCTAACTTCATTTGCTACGACACCAACGCGGGAGCAAACGCCACCGTGCCGGTGGGTGCTCATGCGGTGGGGATGCGCGCCAAAATCGACGCAACGCAGGGTTGGCACAAAACCATTTCCAACGTACCAGTGAATAACGTGCTGGGGATGGATCGCGATATCTATTTCACCCTACAGGGCACCGATACCGACGCGGACGAGCTGAACTCGGCAGGCGTCACCACCCTGATCAAACAGGACGGCTATCGCATCTGGGGATCGCGCACCTGCGACGAAGAAACCTACATCTTTGAGAGCTACACCCGTACCGCTCAGATTGTGGCGGATACCGTGGCAGAAGCGCACTTCTCCTATGTTGATAAGCCGCTCACCCCGTCGCTGGTGAAGGATATCGTGGATGGCATCAACCGCAAGCTGACGTCCTATGTGACTGCGGGCAAGCTGCTGGGTGCGCGCTGCTGGTATGACCCTGAACCGAATACCAGCGAAACGCTGCGTAACGGGCAGCTCACCATCAAATACAACTACACGCCTGTCCCGCCGCTGGAAAATCTCAGCCTGGTGCAGGAGTTCACTGATGAATACTTCGCTACGTTTTCCAGCGCAGTGAATAACTAACCGGGGGCGCGTATGGCTCTGCCTAAAAAACTCAAATACTTCAACATGTTCTTTGACGGGGATAACTACTTCGGCATGGTGCCGGAAATCACCCCGGCGAAGTTAACCCGCAAGACAGAGGATTATCAGGCCGGTGGTATGCCTGGTTCTGTCGCGGTCGATCTCGGCTTTGATGCCGGGGCGCTGGATATGGATATTACCCTTGGCGGCATGGATGCGGGGCTGCTGAAAAAATGGGGCATCGCCACCGCCGATGGTATGCAAACGCGCTATGCGGGGTCGTACCAGGATGATTCAACCGGCGAAGCGGTACCCGTCGAAATCCAGACGCGCGGGCGCTTCACGGAGATGGATCCGGGCACGTCCAAAACCGGGGATGATACTTCCCATAAGTACACCCTGAAAAATACCTATTACAAGCTGACCATCAACGGCGAAGAAATCATTGAAGTTGATGTGCTCAATATGATCTACAAAGTTGGCGGCGTTGACATGATGGAAAAACACCGCGCCAACATTGGCTTATAAGGAATTAACGCACCATGACCAAAGTAACCGGTAAAGAAGTTGTAACGCTCAATGCGCCTATCGTTCGCGGCAAGACGGCAATCAGCGAAATCACGATCACGCCAGTCTTAAAACAGGCCGGATCGCTGCGTGGCTTAAAAGTCTATGACGTTCTGACGTCGAATTATGATGCGCTGGTTGTTCTGCTGCCGCGCGTTACCGCTCCGGCGCTGACCGCTGACGAAATCGCCCGCATGGATACGTGGGACTTCTGCCAGCTCGCCAACGCGGTGGTTGATTTTTTGCAGCCACCTTCGGATCAGAGCGGGACGGATACGGGCAACGCGTCATCCGATGCCCCTGCGAACGCATAGAAAACTTAATGGCGGATATCGCCGTCATTTTCCACTGGCGACCAGCGGAGATGGACGCCATGACGGTAGAGGAACTTCTGTTATGGCGTGATCAAGCCGCTGCGCGCAGTGGCGGAGATCAATAAATGGCAGACCGCAAATTAAATATTCAGGTGGCATTCAGCGCCCTGAATAATATGTCTCAACCTGTCAACGCGGCGCGCCAGAGTGCCGCCGCGCTGGCCTCTCAAATCAAGCAGACGCAGAGCAGCATCAAAGGGCTTGAGCGTCAGGCTACCAGCTTTGACCGGCTGACCAACGCCAACAAAAAAACCACCGATCAACTGGCTCAGGCAAAGACGCAGGCGCGTGAAATGGCGGCGGCTTTCGGCCCGCTAAAACAGCGCAGTGCTGAACAAGTTACCGCCCTCAACCAGCAGCGGGCAGCGATCCGCAACCTCACAGCCCAGCAGAAAACGGAACAGGCCCAGCTCAACCAGTTGCGCGCCAGCTTCTACAGCGAAGGGATCGCGATCAGCAGTACCAGCCGGGCAACGGAACAAATCAGCCAGCGCACCGCGCAGTACAATCGCCAGCTTACTGAGCAACAGCGGCGGCTTGAGTCCGTTACGCAGGCGCAGGCCCGCTATGCCCGCGCCAAAGAAACCGGTGAGAAGCTGCAAAGCGCTGGTATGAAGACCGCTGCGACCGGCGCGGCGGTACTTGCCCCCGTAGCAGCCGCCATCAAGAGTTACAGTAGTTTGGAAGACGCCATGAAGGGCGTATCTAAACAGGTGAATGGCCTGCGCGATGATGACGGCAACCGCACGGCTCAATTTACTGAGATGCAAAATGCCATCAAGAACGCCGCCGAAAATTTGCCCATGCCCAACGGGGCCGTTGACTATGCCGCACTGGTAGAAGGTGGCGCGCGTATGGGTGTGGCTAACAGCGATGATCCATGGCAGAAGCAGAAAAAAGATCTACTGGATTTTGCCAACACCGCCGCTATGGCCTCAAAGGCGTTTGAGCTACCTGCCGATCAGCTATCGGAAAGCCTGGGTAAAATCGCCGGTCTGTATAAGATCCCCATTCAGGATATTGGCAAGCTGGGCGACGTCATCAACTATCTGGACGATAACGCCAAATCAAAAGGCTCTGACATTATCGACGTGTTGCAGCGTGTGGGTGGTGCAGCCGATCAGCTCGGCTATCAGAATGCGGCGGCGCTTGGCTCCACGTTCCTGAGCCTTGGTGAGCAGTCCGAAACAGCGGGCACCGCTGTTAAAGCGATGGTGCGCGAGCTGGGCAATGCAATGGTGCAGCCAGATCGTTTTATGGAAGGTCTGGACGCGCTGGGGCTGAACGCTGAGAAGGTGCAGAAGAACATGGCAAAAGACGCCATGGGCACCATTATGGCGGTGATGGAAGCCACCAAAAAGCTGGAACCGGATAAGCAATTGAACGTGCTTACTCAGCTCTTTGGTGATGAATATGCGATGGCGGTTTCCAAAGTCGCCAACAACCTGCCAGAGCTGCGCAGACAACTCGAATTAACCCACGGCACCGCGTCGAAAGGTTCCATGAAGCGGGAATCCGATATTGATAAAGATTCTCTCTCATCACAGTGGCAGATAACCAAAGCAGAGTTTGGCAACAATTTCAGCGCGCTGGGCGAAACCATGCGCGGGCCGATGATGGCGATCATGAAATCAGTCGGCGGCGTCATGCAATCAATCCGGCACTGGATTGAAGCCAATCCGGCACTGGTTGCCGCCATTATGAAGACCGTTGCCGCGATTGGGGCCATTCTCACGGTGCTGGGTACGCTTATGCTGACGCTGGGCGCAATACTCGGCCCGATGGCGCTTGTGCGCCTGAGCTTTACCACGCTGGCAGGTGAAGGCGGGATCGCTAAGCTACTGACCAGCATCACCCGGCTGGGCGGCGCGTTTCAGTGGCTGGCGGGTTCTCCCATGCAGGCGCTGCTGACTGCCGGGCGCGCGGTATTTGGCCCCCTGATCACGCTGTTGGCGGGTATCTCTGCCCCGGTCTGGGGTCTGATTGCCCTGTTTGCAGGCGTCGCTATTGCGATCATCCAGTTCTGGCAACCTATCAAGGCGTTTTTCAGCGGGTTCTTTACCGGCCTGATGCAGGGACTACAGCCGATCTTTTCTATCGTCTCCGCCGTATTCTCGCCGCTGGTACCCATATTTGACGCCATCATCTCCGCGCTCAGTACGGTATGGGACTGGTTTACAAAACTGTTTGAGCCGATCCAGTTCTCCACTGAGGCGCTGAAATCCTGCACCAGTGCCGGGGAATCCTTCGGCAAGATTGTAGGTGATGCCATCTCACTGGTGCTATGGCCCGTTGAACAGCTCTGGAAAGGTCTGGATCTGGTACTGGAAAAGCTGGGCCTAATCCCCGATCAGGCTGAGCGAGCCAAAAAAGCCGTTGAGCAGGTGAACACGCAGAAGAAACTTACCGGGCTGGCGGATACGCTCGCCGGGGATCTGAAAGCCGTCACCGCGCAATCGAAAAAGGAGGAAGAGAAGAAGGAGCAGAAGCGGAAAACGGAACAGAGCCAGCAGCAGCAGGCGCTTGCCAATAACCTGAAAGGCCCGGCGAACCTCGCACCGAAGATCAGCGGTAGCCTGGATAAAATCGCCAGCAACACGGCAGAGAAGAAAGACGGCCCCGGTGAAATCGTCTTCAAAAATAAACGGCCGTACATTCCTATCCGTGGCGGGTACGCCGAACCGGTGCAGCAGGTTCAGCGGCAGGTGCCATCAATCAGCGCATGGATGCAACAGCAGGTTGGCGCGCTCGTTTCTTCGGTGCTGCCATATAGCGTTCAGCAGCCTACCGCCCGATCGCCAGTGTCGGCGGTTCCGTCTGCGGCATCCGTCGCGGCGCTGATGCCTGGCGGCGACGTGTTTAACTTTGAGATCAATATCAACGACGCGGGCCAGATGGATGAGCAAAAACTTGTTCAGCGCATCCGCGAAGAGTTCACCGTTGCCCAGCAGCAGGCCGCACGGCGCAAACGCTCGCAACTGACCGATCACGAATAAGGGGCATAACCATGATGATGATATTGGGCATGTTTCCGTTTGCGCTGCAAACGACGCCCTACCAAACGTCGAACCAGTCGAATACCTGGCGGCACGTCAAAAACGATCGCGTGGGGAAATCCCCGCGCTATCAGTACATAGGGCCGGATGAAGAACCGATCACGCTCTCCGGTACGCTGTACCCGGAAATCAGCGGCGGCGATGTGTCGCTCACCACGCTGGAAACGATGGCATACACCGGCAGAGCCTGGCCCCTGATTGAAGGCACCGGCAAGATCTACGGTATGTACGTGATCGACGGGTTAACCCAGAATCGCACTGAGTTCTTTCAGGACGGTAAAGCGCGGAAGATTGATTTTACTCTCAGCCTGAAAAAGGTCAGCGAGGATATCAGGGAGAAGCTGGCGGAAATTACCAATGATGATGTGCTGTCTATGGTGAAAGCAGGGGTGAATTTCTAACTTTATTTTTTTATGGCCAACACGTTCATTGTTGGCAGTGTGGTACCGAAATCATCGGGCACCGTCACCTTTAACTGTGCTACAGCACGGTCATTTGTGGCGGTGCTCGATATCCGTTTACGCTTCTGGTTTCTCAGGCCAACTAATATCTGGCGTGGCTGACGTGTCTACCGCCTGCACCGCTTTGATGTAGTTCATCCAGGCTATCAGGCTGGCTTTATCCTCATCGCTGATGATGCCTAACTGTAATTCAGTTTGCCAAAGGCTGATTGTTGCCTGAGCCTCCGCCAGTAGCGCCGCTTTCTGCTGTTCTGCTGCTTCCACGTCTGCCGTGTGCTGCGCTTCCGTATCCGTCACCCATTCGCTACCGTTCCACGTATCGTATGGCGTGGCTGGTTCCTGCGTGGTGGTATTTTCCGGGTAATCACCCAGCGATGTTATGGCAACAGGCTTCCCCGTTTCCGTACTGAAAACATCTTCACCACGATGATCAACAATGTATTCCCATCCTGATAATTCTGCTGTCCGGCAAATGGCATAACCGGCCTTCTCCTCCGCTGGCGCGTCAGTGCATGAGTTGGCAGGCAGGCCAACACCTACCGCCAGATATTCAACAGATGATGCAAGGTACTCACGGGTTTTATTATCGTAGTTATATACGGAGATATCCCCCGCAACAGTAGCAATAAGCTCACTGTTTAATTTAGCCTGCGCCATTATGCAGCCCTCACGATGTAGTTAAATGCAATGTTGCGCGGGCGGGTTTCCGTCCCACCTGTTGCCATGATTGCCGCATTACTCGTCATGGCACCGCCTGCACCATATCCAACCGTTAGACCATGACCTGAGTTTACCACCTCCATCACACCACTACGGCTATTGGTAACATTCACGATATTTCTGCTAACTCCCGTACCGCGATTGGGATCGGTCGACTCATCTGATGACGACCATATTTTTGATAGCACATGACTATGCGATTCCACAGCTCCCGCCTGCGCCCCCAATAAGGCACGTCCACTATCAACACCGCGCCCATCATCCCAGCCACGCAGAAACTCACCGCGAAGATCTGGCAAGCTACCAGAGGGATAAATAACTGCCAACTTTGGGTATTTAGCTTTATCGAATGCCGCGCCGTTACATTTTAGCCATCCCGTTGGCGGTGTCGCCGCAGGCCATGGGAGAGGGAAACCAGCGGGAATAAATTTATCAATATCTGCCTCAAGCAGATATTGCTGATGCGGGTCACTGGCTGCAATATGCGCCGCCAGTTGCTGATCAACGTAGGCTTTGACCTGGATTATCTGGTCGTCAACGTACTGACGAGTTGCCAGTACCACAGACGGATCAATCTTGAGCGTTACCGCCTGGGTGCTACTGACGATCAGAATAACGCGAATAACCTGCACTCGCCCGCTACCTTCCTGCAATAGCGGCTTGTAGGTTTCCGCGCAGTTGGCAATGGCAATCAAATCACCGGCACTGTCATACAGGCCGATCTCACGGATCCACCATCCGCCCACGTCTTCCGGGATAACCTGCTCAGCAATAATCTGGTTGGTGTTTACCGGATCAATGGTCAGCGTGTTGAGCGGCGCACGGCGCAGCTCATGCACAAGCGCAGTCTGCGCAGGGTTTGGCGTCGGTAGTGCGCCGTTGCCATCCCCTACCGCCATCTGAGTAATTTCAACCTGTTCACCCAATGCCGTGGCGTTCGCCAGCTTCGCGGCCCCGACATTGGTTAGCAGGGCATAATATTTAGTTGCCACTTGGTGAGATCTCCACGGTATCTATCAAATGAATTGCACTACCCACATACTCCGCGCCACCAACTGAAATGGTTTCGGGGAAATAGGGGTACACGGTCAGCGTGTCGCCCAAATAGGCAGACGCGCCAACATATACGGGGCCGGTAGTCTGTAAGTGCAGGCTCATGCCCAGCATGTGACGGCTACACGGCTTAACGTCAGCAATCAGCCGCTCAAGCTCCTGATAGGTTTCTTCGCTGATGCCTTCATCTTCAACGCCAATATCCAGCGTAAACGTGCCGGGGTCGGTGTCGATGTTCCACCACTCATTAACGCGGATGAAGTAGCCGAACGGCTCCACTACGCGCCGCATAGCCCCGGTGGTACCTTTATAGCGGTGCAGGTAAAACGCATCAGCTATCGCCTTACGCTTCGTTGTCTGGGGCCAGTTCTCATCCCATCTATCAACGGAGAAAGCCCACGCCAGATAGGGCAGCAGGTCAACCGGGCAGGTATACGGATCCCAGAGCTGGCGCAACGGTACACGCACTTCCCCCAGAGAGGCGCAGACGCGGGCGGCAACACGCTCAAGGCGCGTTGAGCTGGGCGGCGTGAGGGTTTTACTCATCGTACCCCCCAACAGTTATGGTGTAGCCGGTACAGTGGGACGCCTGAGTATCATCAAGCACCATATCAGCCACCGGCTGCGCCAGCTCCACCCGCTGCACTCCTTCAACGTGCAGCGCGGCATAAATGGCAGACAGCCGGATATCACGCCCCAGACGACGCTGATCGGCTATGTACGCCTGTAACTTCTGCTCAGATGCCTGGCGGATGGGTTCCGACTCCGGCCCCGGATAGATATACAGCGTGGCATCAATCTCATAAGGCACGATCTCCGCCGCCTGCACGGTCACGCGATCGGCAACCGGGCGCACCTCTTCGCCATTCAGCGCGCTGGCAACGATATCGATCAGCTCCTGGCTGGCGGTGCCGTCACCCTCGCGGGAAAGCACAGAGATGGTGACGCAGGCAGGCGTTGGGCTTACGGCAGACACATCAGCAACGCGCCCATCAGCAGACAGGCCGAAAAATTCATATGCCGCCGTTGGCCCGGCAACGCTCAGCCCTTCAAACGCCTGCGGGGTACGGACACGCAGATCGGCATCTGATTCCATCACCGCAGGCACAGGCGGTACAACGCTGTCATCTTCCGGCGTGATGGTCAGGCGCTCCACGTTGAAATTTGCCGCCAACTGATCCAAATCGCTGCCCACGGAGTACGCCACCATTACCGCGCGCGCCGCTTCGTTCACGCGCTGGCGTAGCAGCAATTCGCGGTAGCAGTTTTCTTCCAGCAGCATGGTGATCGGCTCAGACTCCAGCGAGAGGGTACGCCTGATAACATCCTGCTCATCTTCCGGGTAAAGCGCGATAAACGCCTCTTTACGCTCATTAAACAGCGTCTCAAAGTCCAGCGGCTCCACCACTACCGGAGGCGGTAATTGTGAAAGGTCGATTGTTCCGCTCATGCCTGCACCTGCCTGCCGATCGTTACATCCGTGGTAAAGGGTGATTGGGTATCGGTACGGCTGGCTTTAATGGTGGCAACCATCTGCCCCGCCCCGCTTTCCGTCAGCACAATATTGGTCAGCGAAATACGCGGCTCCCAGAGAAAAAGCGCGCTGTATATCGCGGACATAATGCGAAGGCGCGTTACGGCGTTACCTGGCTGATCAATCAGGTTATTGAGCTGCGAGCCGTAGGCGCGGCGCATAACGCGAGAGCCAACCGGCGTTAACAAAATGTCATTGATGGATTGAGAAATATGCTCGTTATCGGTAAGCGCTTCGCCGGTTTCGGCGTTCATCCCGCTATATCTTACGCTGGTCATTTTGTGCCATCCGTCCAGCTTCCGCCGCTCTGCACTTTGCCATGACTGTGATCATCAGGCTTAACGCCGTTATAGGTCATTGAGCCAGTGAAAGCCCCATTAAGTTCACCGCCCTGCTCCGCTGAAAACGTCTTACATGAGAGCTTCTTGGTGCAGATCACTTCCGGCGTATCAAGAGTGATTGAGGTTGTTGCGGTGCAGGTAATTTGTGGGGCCGTCGCTGCGATGGATTCCAGCGCCTTAACCGTTGCGCTCTTCACACCAGTAACAACCAGCGCACCGGCTTCCGGGTCATAGGCTATTTTCGCACCGTCAGGGAACAGGATCACATCTGACGCCGCGCCGCTATCGGGTGGCTTCACGCTGTCGCTATACAGGCTCCCCCAGATAATCGCGTTGTCAAAGTCTCCACCCGGAGACAAAAGCAATACCTGCTCACCCGGTGTTGGTGCCCACCATGTAACCGCCGTTCCCGCCCGTAAAGTTGCCCAGCGGATCCAGTCCGCATCATTACCCCCGCTTTTCACGCGGGCAACGTAGCGCTCATGATCGACTTCGGTCACGGTACCGACGCGGACAACATTACAGAGCAGGCGGTTGAGTTCGTTCAGGTTCATAAGCTGGCTTGCGTTATTAAATTTACAGCCAGTTTCATGATCCACGCGCGCGCAAGCAACGCGCTGGCGTTGTCAGGGGTTGGTAACAATGGATGGCGGTACCGGCAGACACTGCCATTTATGACAGTGGCGGCCATGCGCATCGAGCACCGTCATTTTTAACAGTGCTGCAGGAAGGGTTCAGGGTTGCAGAAAACTGACAATGGTATCCGCCAGCCAGTCAAGATCGCTTTCCGTAAAGCCCAGCAGTTCACGCGCCGGGTAACGGGTACGGGCACCCGGTGCCACGGTATCAACCTCACCATACTGGTGAACGCTGGCGATCTCGGCGGTATGCCCGGAGTAACCCACCACGGCGGCGCTGGCGGTACCGTATGCCTTGAGAAAGCGGGCGGTACGCAGACGGCGGAACATCTTTTCTTTGCGGGTGGTGGTGCGCTTGGTTTGGTTGAGATGGATTTCAATATAGCGCTCAATATCGCGTTTGTAGAACGTGCGCAACGCCCCTTTCTCGACATCGTAGCCAGTGATGGCGCGCTGTTCTCCGCGCCCTGTAGTGCGCCAGTTGCTCAGCTCGCGCACTTCATCTTTCCACAGGAATTTAACCCCGCCCTGAGTGCGCAAAATCTTACGGCGGCGCGGCGTATAGCTCTCTCCGCTGGGGTTCTTCTGGCTGTTGATACGCTGCTGCTGGCGCTTGCGCAGACCTATAGCCACCTCACGCGTGAGCTTACGGCGCTGGCCCGGTGCGAGCTGCGCCGCCACGGTTGCCAGATAATCATCAAGGGCATGGAATAGCGGATCAACGTTCATTTAGTCCGCCCACGTCTCGCCGCTTACCGTATCTTCAAAGACCAGTGACCAGGCACCCAACTCCGGCCCCGGCATAGGATCAGCGCGGTGATGAATAACCGGCTTACCCTCTTCAACTTTAACAACAACCGCCTCACTGGCCTGAATTTTGATAAGCACGTCCATGGTGGAATTGCTCAGGATATCCGCTTCAAAGGTGATGCCATCGCGGGCGCGGTCAGGGTTGAATAGCAGCTCAGGCTGATACAGGCGCGCCCATGCCAGAATTGGCAGACTGAGGGTATCCAGCGGCTCAGGGTAATCCATTGCCAGCACCTCAATAGTGTACTCGTATTCAAACGAAGCAGAGCGCTGCCCGGTACTCACCATGCGGCCTTTCTGGACGTACACCGCCAGATTATCAGGATTGTCACGCAACCACGGCACCGCGCGGCTGATGTGCTTACGCAGCAGATCAGGCTTAAGCATGGTAAGGCACCAACTCAACAACAGTAAGCTGGTTAATGTGTTGCCGTGCCTCTTCTGCAACCTGCTGTAATAATTCCGGGCTTAGCGGGGCATCCATATGCTGCTGCAATAACGCCACCCGTATAGCTTCCATCTCTTCAACAGTCGCCAGCTTTACTTTCAGATAAAAATCCATCATCTCCCCCTGATGTTTGCATCATAAGCAGCCTCACAGGCTAACCCTCTGATCCTTGCCTGATCAGCAATTGCCGCCAGCTCTCCCGCTCGCTGGTCAGCGCGGCGGAACAGCTCGGCAAGCAGCTCGCTGCCGGTGGTGCCTGCCGGGCCTTCGCTGGCAGTTGCGGCACGGCGGGCGCGCTCACTTGCTGCCAGTCTGGCGGCGAGTTTTGCGGCTTCGTCATGCAGCCCGTCAGAAACAGCGCGGGCATGGTCAGCATCAGCAGCGGCCTGAGCAATCTGCCTCTCAGCCCTTTTCTCAATCGCATCTATTTCACCTTGTCGGCGCTGCTCTTCGGCTCTGGCTTCTGCCTGCCGCTTTGCCAGCGCGGTAGCATCGTCGGCATCCCGCTGTTTCCATTTCAGTGCCCAGGCTGTACTAGTCTGGTGGGTGCCAAACCACGAACCAGAAAGGAACGCGCCACCCAGAACTAACGCAACCAGAAGGCCGCGCCAGTGCCGCCTGAGCCAGTTCAGAATCATGCAGGGTACGCCGCATAAGGAAGCTGGAAGTGAGGGCCATCTTTTAGCGTTTTCCAGTCGCCACCCCACTCAACGGGAATATTCAGCTCCTTGCCCGCCTGTTTGAAGGCTTCGGAAATCTGCTGGTAATATTTCCAGTCCCATGAGCCTGCTGGAGTGGGGTACGCGAACACATCAACCGCATGGCCTGAAAGATGCCTGCTGTTCATCGTCTGGCTTTTCCCCTCAGCAACAAGCTGCTTTTGCCGCTCTACAGAGCGCAGCCCTTCGGTGATGCCAAAATCAACGGCTGACAGTTGAAGGGCACGGCGGACGACTTTCACAAGGTCAGCGTTAACACCTTTCAGGTTATTTTCACTTCTCTGACTGAATTTAAATTCACTCATTTCCTTTCGCTCCCCCGATACGGGTTTCAATAAAGCCGGTCACTTTGTTGCGTACCTTGTCAGCCCCCATAAAACCTATGGATGCGCCCACGAAGGTAACTGCATTGGACGGCAAGCCCAGATATTCCAGCGAACCAGCGACCGCCAGCGTAACGATCCCGCAGACCAGTGAACCGGTGGCGGTTTTCAGCATTGACTGACCGTCATACAGACTCATAAGCGCCGATATGCTCAGCGCAGCGCCAGCCGCGTAAAGCGTTGGCAGATAAGTAGCAATCCATTTCATTGTTTGTTCCAGCATCCCCGTAGGTACGTCGCTCATGGCAACCTCTCAATCCCATAGCTGCACGGTTTCCCGCTGGGTTGGTGGTGGTAATTCGGGAAGATAAACAACCTGCCCGGCACTCAGCAGCGGGCCGCTGTCGCACAGTCCCGGATTGGCTTCATGTACGGCTTCGGTTACTCCCGCTGTCCTGCCGTAATACCGCCAGCAGAGTTCATCAACGGTGTCATCCTGCTGCGCCTGCACGTTCATTAGCACAGCTCCGCAAGGCCGCGATCTTCATTCTGGATATCGCGAATCGACCAGCGCGCATCACGCCAGAGCGTGTCTATCTGGGTGCTGAGCGCCTGCGCGTGGTCTTCCCCTTTACTGGTGGTATCAATATCGCGATACCCCTCTATCAGCAGAGCTTTAGCCAGTGACCAGACGGCGTTTTTATAGCGCCAGACCTTTACCGATTCGCCATTCACTGGATCGGCGGGGATTTCTGCCAGACTCTGATAACCGGCATCAACCTGAACCTGACGCCACAGAAGAAGTTGATCGTTAACGTGGGCCACGGCCTCAATAGTGCGGGACATAAGACGATCGGTTGTTACCTGCCCATCAAGGCGCATCGCGCGGCGCAGGTCAGCCAGCACAATCACAGGCCAAAAAGGCAGACTCTCAACTTTTGCGCCGCCATCGTCCGGCGCGGGATCTGATGGCGGTCTTACCGGTTCAGTGGCGACCAGACTCATACAGGCATCTCCATAAGGCAGGCGGTGGACGGCGTGACGCAGTAGAGGCTGAGCCTTATTGCGTCACACCGTGCCGCCTGGTGCGCGGGGGCACATTCGTTATGACTTCGCGGCTTTGCGCGTCGTCCTGTTCTTTGCTACCGGTTTTGCCTGGCTGTTTTTCGGCTTTTTGGCGGCGGCGGTGGTGCGCGGGGCTTTCTCCGGCGCTGCTTTCGCGGCCTCTGGCTTCACTTCCGGCTGTACCGGTGGCGCATTGCCCTCACCTTCTCCGCCGTTGGCTGCGGTCAGCTTTTTGATATTGCGATCCAGCAATTCAATATCACGCGCCACGCCAATTTTTGCGTTGAGCCTGATAGCTTCCTGCAAATGCGAGCGGGCAAGCTGCTGGGATTCAACATCCTGATTAAGGCGCACGGTGTACCCCATGACCTTAAACAGCTTGGCCCTTACCTGATCGGGCATATCTTCATGGGTGGTAATGCCGTTCAGCGCGTTGAGGTTGTCAATGCTTACGCTCGCCTTTGCCGGGTTCGCTTTGAAAGCGGCAAGGATGGGATCGCAGATCTCTTCAACCAGTACCGTGGCGGTAGTGCGCTTGTACTGGTCAGGCATCGGGATTTTATGGCGCAGCACGTACTGACCAATCCGCAGCGCCTGCGCAATATCACCGGCATCCGCTGCCCAGATCATTACGGTGGTGATCACCTCATCCGCCTGGCCCGTATCTGCTGCCAGTACGCCATCAATCCACGGCTGGTAATCCGGCAGGCGCTCGCTTTTCAGCTTCGCCTTACCGGCATTCGACTGGATGCGGCTGAGGTCGGCTTTATCCATGCGCAGGCGGAAAAGTACCTGCTCATAGGCAGTTCTTTCGGCGGTGGTTGTCCCGCGATTACTGCGGCGCTCAGCCATCACGCGATCAAAGTGTTTTTGTGCTGGTGTTAACATTTATGCCCCCTGAGCAGGCCAGCGAAGTGCTGGCCTGCGGCGTCTTATGCTTCCGGTTCTGCTGGCGCAGGTTCGGCTGCGGTGATGCCTTCGATCAGACAGCCATAGCCGTAGTCTTCAATGACGTAGGCATCATTCGAAGAGCTGTACGTTGAGACGCGGTTATATTCCGGCTCCTCAACGATGCGGCGACGGTGCCCGCCTTCCTGCCAGTAGATGGACAGGTTTTCCCAGGAGGTAATGAACATGCTGCCATCAGGGAAGAATGGCGCGATGAATGACGGCAGATTGCCGATCGTTTTACGCGACGCAATCAACTGCCCGGCAAGCGCTTCGGAGTTCGGGTTATTGGTGCTGACGGCGTTGATGATCGGGAATGAACGGTTAACCGTCAGGTTACGCCCGGTGATCACCACCAGATCAGGCGAATCCTTGTACCACTCATCCATGAGGGAGTTGACCGCATCAAATACGATGGAGTCGTAGTTACCGTAATCACCTTTCGCGATCACCTGGTTGGTGTCGTCACGGCTGGTCACGGTGACATCTTTCATCACGCGCTGAGATGCGTTAGCACGGTACTGCTGGAGCCAGCCGATACCGCAATCCTGCAACAGCGGGTTGGCAGCGCGGTCTGACTTCTCCGCGTAGCTGGTACCGTTGAAACCGATCATGATGCGATCGAGCGCAATGCGCTTGATGATCTGATTGCTGAGGCGCTGCTGAAAGTCCGGGAATTTTGCCCAGGCATCAAGCTGCGTATACGGCGTAAAGGTATCGGCGTTCACCTTGTTACAGGTGTACTTATTCGAATCCAGCGCCGCCACAGAGGTAGGCTGACGGCGATCCGTGGTGGAATTGTTGGTACTGGAAACCGGGCCGCTAACGCCCAGGCCGATTTTTTCACCGGTCTGATCGTTAACGCCGTAAATGTTAATTTTTTTCAGCATCTCAGACGACTGCTGGATCTTATCCTCTAGCGTTTGCTCAACGCTCGGATCAATGCTGTACGCTTTGGTGATGTGAGCAGCACTGATATGGTTCAGCTCAGCCTGTCGCTGAATGTACTTATCAAACAAATCGCGGGTTGTATTACGCATCTTTTTTTCCTTTCCTGAGCCTGACGCACTGAGCCTTATCAGCAATCAGCCAGATGTTGAGTTGATTGACCATCGCCGCCAGTGGCAGGCGGGCGCTGGTTGTACTGCTCGGCGTCCTGGCCTTTCAGTTTTTCTTCCAGCGCTTTGAAGTCCTTACGCAGGCTTTCCAGCTCGGTGGCGTCAGCCTTACCTTTCACCGCAGCGGAAAGCTGGGTTGTGCTGTCCAGCAGCTTGCCCTGGCTCTCGGCAATAGCCTCGATAGCCTCACGGTTTTCACCGTTCTGCTGGCTAAACTGCTGCTGCGTACCGCCCAACAGTGCCTTAACACGGGCAAAGAAGTTTTTGCCTTCATCCTGCGGCGGTTGTTCATCTTCAAATTCCATCGTGGATTCAACAGCAGCGGTGAAGAAACAAGCCGGATCATGCTTACGGGATGCCAGCGGGTTAACGGTGTTTTTGGAACAAAACTCCATCATTTCCGTGCCCAGACTGGCAGGGCTATCGGTGCAGGCCAGCCCCATCAAGTAGGCTTCGCCGGTATCTGCAAAAGAGGGGTGCACTTCAATGCTGTGATAAATCTTCTGGCGGTTCTTTTTCAGGGCAACCAGATCATCAGTGGCATCAACCTGCACATACAGGCCCATTTTGCCTTTCAGCGGCTCCTCAGTAATTTCCTCAGCCTTGACGGCAATAACATCACCATAAGCACGAAAATCACTGTTGGGTGAATAGCCCCGGAGGTGTTCCAGATTGACGCGGGCACCGTATACGGTTGGGTTAAAGCGTTGAGCCATCTGCACAATGTGCTGACGCTCCAGCGTCCGACCGTCGCAGGTGGCACCCTCGACAGCAACGCGAAATGGTTTTGACTTTGGCATGTCGAAATCCCGAATGAGTGAGTGATATTAACCAGTGCCCCTATCATTCCCGCCGCAGCCGAAACGCGCAAAGCGTTGCCGTTGTTGCCGTTTTCCGACAATGACAACCCAAAGCGACGCGCGCGCGGGCGCGGTACTCTGCCACCATGAAACAGACTTCCCACGATGAGCCACGGATTGCCGCTAAGGTCATGTACTGGCAGGCATACAGCATCACGCAGATCGCCAAATCGATCGGCGTGAGTACCAACACCCTGTATTCATGGCGTCGCCGCGATAAGTGGGACGAGTCCACCGCGCTGGAGCGTGTACAGGATCGGATGCAGGTGCGGCTGTTACGCCTGACGGAAAAGCCAGACCTGACGGCGCATGACTTCAAAACCATTGACCTGTTAACCCGTCAACTGGTGCGGATGGAGCGCGAAGAGCGCCGCAGCGAAGAGAAAGGCCGCGAGAAGAAGCCGAAAAACCACTTTACGGAAGAGCAGATCGGGGATCTGCGCGCTCTGGTGCTGGATTCGCTCTACGAGCATCAAAAACGCTGGTACAAGCAGCGCGAACGCCGCAACCGTTTCATCCTCAAGAGCAGGCAAATCGGTGCCACCTGGTATTTTGCCCGCGAAGCACTGTTACGGGCGCTGGAAACCGGCAACAACCAGATCTTTCTTTCAGCCAGCCGCGCCCAGGCGTTCCAGTTCAAGAAATTCATCCAGCTACTGGCGGCGCAGGTTGGCGTTGAGCTGAAAGGCGGCGACGCCATCACCCTGAGCAACGGCGCAACGTTCTACTTTCTCGGTACCTCAGCAGCGACGGCACAGAGTTACACCGGCGATCTGTATCTGGATGAAGCATTCTGGATCAACAACTTCCTTGAGCTGCGCAGAGTCGCCGCAGGCATGGCAACCCATGAAGGGCTGCGCCGTACCTACTTTTCCACGCCATCCACAGAGGAGCACGAGGCTTATGCCTTCTGGACTGGCGACCTGTTCAACAAGGCAAGGCCCAGAGGTGAACGGGTAGAAATAGACGTCAGCCATAAGGCGCTGAAAAACGGCAAGCTGGGCGGGGATGGGATCTGGCGGCAGATTGTCACCATTGAAGACGCGGTAAAACTCGGCTTCAACCTGGTGAAAATTGAAACCATCAAGATGGAGAACTCCCCGGAGGAATACGACAACCTCTATCGTTGCCGCTTCGTGACTGCGGGAGAGCGCGCCTTTAACTACAACGCCATGATCGGCTGCTGCGTTGACGGCTTTAACGATGATGTATGGCCCGACTGGAACCCGTTCGCGCCCAGACCGATAGGCGATCGCGGTGTATGGGTTGGCTATGACCCCAACGGGGGAAGCGGTAACGGCGACTCTGCCGGGCTGGTCGTCATCGTTCCGCCAGCGGTACCGGGCGGCAAGTTCCGCATCATTGAGCGCGTCCAGCTTCGCGGGATGGAGTTTGAGGAACAGGCAAAAGCTATCAAGGAGCTGACGGAGCGTTACAACGTCCAGCACATCGCGATTGATGCCACCGGCATTGGTGATGCCGTCTGGCAACTGGTGATCAAGTTCTTCCCGCTGGCGGTGAAATACCAGTATTCCGCCCCACTTAAGCGCGCCATGGTGCTGAAAGCCCTCATGCTGATCCGCGCCGGTCGTCTGGAACTGGATGCAGGAATGCTGGATCTCGTCCAGTCATTTATGACGGTTCGCAAGGTGCAGAAAGGCGGGGTTATGACCTACGTTTCCGACCGCAAACGCGGCAGCAATCACGGCGATCTCGCCTGGGCATCTATGACAGCCTTGTATAACGAGCCGATCGGCAGCGAAAGCGGCGGCGGTAATGACAGTTTTGTAGAGGAGTTTTAAACGTGAGCCGCAAAAAGCAAAAGTTTCAGGCCCGATCACAGCAACCGGCAGGCGACGAAACCGCAGGCATTGAATCATTCAGCTTTGGCGACCCGGTAGCCATCACCGATCGCAGCATGTTGCTGGATTGCATGGAGTGCGCTGATAACGGCGTATATTTTGAACCGCCGATCAGCCCCTACGGCATCGCGCGGATGTTTGATTCAACGGCCTATCATCAGTCGCCGCTGGTCTTCAAACGTAATGTGATCACATCCTGCTACATCCCTCACCCGCTGCTGAGCAGGCAGGAAATGAGCGCGTGGGTGCTGGATTATCTGGTATTCGGCAACAACTACATGGAGGTTCGCCGTAACATGCTGGGCGAACCTATTGCGCTCAAACACGCCCAGGCCAAATATACCCGACGCGGCAGCGACCTGAAAAAGGATCAATACTGGTTTATCACCCGCCGCGATGCGGACTACCCATTCAAGCCGGGCAGCATCTGCCAGATAAAAAACCCCAGCATCCACCAGGAGATCTATGGCGCGCCTGAATACATGGCCTCGTTACAAAGCGCCATGCTCAACAGTGAAGCGACCATGTTCCGCCGCAACTACTACATCAACGGCAGTCACGCCGGGGTAATCGTCTATCTGACCGACCCGATCGCCAACAACAAAGACGTTGAGAGCCTGAAAAAATCATTGAAGGATGCGCGCGGCGGTGGCGCTTTTAAAAACCTGTTCGTATACGCAGCAGGCGGGAAGAAAGACGGCTTGCAAATTCTGCCATTCAGCCAGATAGCGGCAAAGGATGAGTTTACCGGCATCAAAGACGCAACGCGGGATGATATGCTTGCCGCGCATCGCGTCCCGCCTCAACTGATGGGGGTAATGCCAGGCAACGCCGGAGGGTTTGGCGACGTTGAGAAAGCCGCCCGCGTCTTCTCCATCAACGAGCTGACACCGATACAGGAAAGCCTGAAAGAGCTGAATGACTGGCTGGGCATGGAGGTGATCCGCTTCAACCCTTACGCCCTCGCGGCCCCATCAACAGCCGCCTGACTATTCAAAAAGATTGATGCCTCACCCCGCCAAAGGGTGAGCACAGCCAGCCCGAAAGCCAAACGCCACAGAAGCCCCTCAGCGCCACGCTGGCAGGGGCTTTTCTTTTCCATCCCCTCACCCGACCACCACGCAACCGCATCAAAATAGAGCCGCACAGGCACGAAAAAGGGCATTAACAGGCATACCCTCCTTACCCCCTCAGCGCGCGATGGTTCCCCCGCCTCGCCCGCACACAAAACCCCCGTCTTTTTGTGCAAACTTGCAGATTACGGCAGGCCGCGCCGCGTCTGGGCTTGTCTGGCAAAAGTACCATCAAAAAAATTGTGCAAACGTGCGCGTAATTTTGCACCAAAAATGCGCACTTTCTGAAAGCGAGGACTTAACCGGCGTCAACCTCATTGAGCGCCGCCATAATTGCCAGCCTCTCAGCAGGCGGTAAAGCCGCATATTTCGCGCGCCAGCGCTCAACTTTGCGCTTAATGCGACTGCGATCGTTGTAATCTTTACCAGCAAAAGCATGGGAATACGCCCGCCCCTCGCCGTAGTTCATCCAGATTTTCTCTGTTCTTACCCCGCCGCGCGTCATGGCCTGAAATTCCATGCTGCGCCAGCCTGCTAACGTTTCGTCATAAAGCTGCGACGGGTAGCCAGACAGGATCACGCTGACGTTTTCCGGCAGGCTCATGAGGCAGGCTAACAGACGCTCATGATCGGCAACGGTATATTCATGACGGTAGCGGGCGCGACTGGTGCGCGTTTCAGGCATGTAAGGCGGATCAGCATAGATAAGAACGCGACCGGCGCGATAAAAATCATAATCGTTCAGATAGTCCACTGCATCACGGCACACCAGATCTATGTAAAGCCTGTTATGCCGATGTGCGAACTCTTTTAACGGTTCCGCATCAATATCAATACCAACATTGTGCATAGCTGGCGGCTTGCGTAGCATCACCGCCCCACTGCCCAGGTGGGTTTCAATGTAAGTATCATGCGGCGGCATCTCGGCAATGATTTTTTGATATACGCCGCTACCGCCTTTGCTCCCTAAATAACTCATCCGTAAAACCTCGCGTTCAAGCTGCAGTACTGCCAAAAATGACGGTGCTCGATGCGTATGGCCGACATTGCCAAATCTGACAGTGCGGCACCCAATGAGCGCCACTTAGTGGCGCTAGCGGACTCTTTGCCGCCCGCGCCCGCAGAATCGCTATCCCCCGCGCAACAAGTTGCGCCGGTTCTTCCGATTGCCATCACCACCATTGGATCAGTACCTCGAATAGCGCCTCACCAAAGGCCCGGATCAAAATCCACGCAAACAAAACCACCCCTGCCGCAACCCATGCCGCCCGGCGCTTTGCTGGTACGTTCGCCCGCATCCAGTCATAAGCCGAAACCGCCAGCAAAAAACCGATAACATCCAGAATCGTTTTCATTTTTCCTCTCTTACTCCCCTCTATCTGCTGCCTTAACCGCCGCTTTCCAGCGGTCAACCAGCTCGCCAACCTTGTGTTTGGATATGGATTTACGCCACGGCTGATCGGTACCGGCGATAATCAACTCACCTGTAACCTGATGCGCGCGATACACGGTATCGAGTACCGTCACTTCATTACCGCGCGCCAGTTGAATGGCCTGCGGTTTACTGATCTGTACCTTCTTAACCTGCGCCCATGACTGAACCAGCCCCGCCAGACCAGCAATTGCCGGTGATAAAACCTGCTCTTGCTGCCTGATCGCGTGGGCGGCTTTGAGGTAACTTTCTGCCCGCTGGGTGTCATATTCGGAACAGTCGCCGCTGGTAATGCTGCGCGCCAGCTCCTCAAACTCATCAGCAGGCGATTTCTGCCGCTTCGGTTTGTGGTTATGAAGGCTTTCACGTACCTGTTTTCGCTGTTCCTGGGTCAACTGACCAATCTCAAACTGTTCCGGCCCTTCCCGCTCAGCTGGTACTGTCATTAATGACGGTGATCCGGGCGGTGAATTTGTTCGTTTTTTGACCTCAGTACAGTTATTGACACGAGTCCTAGAGGGCGCGGACGCGCCCCGAAGGTCAAAATCAAAATCAACGTCCTGCCCGGAGTCGTCTAAAATCTCCGGTTTCTTACGCACAATGCGGTAGGTATGCAGGCGGGTTTCAATGGGTGGGATGTGAACGGCTGGCATCACCAGACCTTTGATAAGATCCAGATACTCGCCGTAATCATTCGGCTCGTCTTTCTGCTGGTACCAGATGCGCAACGGTAGATCACGGCGGGCAACCAGTGCCCCGCCCTGCAATTGGGTGTATTGCTGCCAGTCGCCAGCATCCGCAGCGCGGTGCAGCTCAGCAAACAGCGGGTTTATCTTGTCGGCCTGCTCCTGATTGCGGAACCGGCGCAGCTCGCGCCAGACCGATACCGGCGCGCCGCCCAAAAACTGAAACTGACGGATGCCCCAGCACGATGCCCACGCGGTAGCATGTTTTGACGTTTCTTTCAGCGGCCTGCCGCTTTCGTCGTCGGTTTCACCGTCGAGCGCGTAGCCGTCAATATTCTTACTGATGTACTTCACCACGTAGCCGGTGGCGCTGCCGATTTCCTGATCGATCGGTTTCATCTCGAAGCGCGGGCGGTTGCCATGCTTGCCCTGCAACTCTTCCACATCCTCGCGGGTGGCATAGTCTTCCATCACTTCCAGCAGTTCGGCGGAATGTTCCGGCAAGGAGAACAGCAGGCCGTGCCAGTGTGGCGTACCATCGTGGTGAGACTCAGCCACCCGCAGGCCAAAGACAGGGATTTCACGGCGAGCCAGTTCAGCGCGGATCTTTTGCCATACCCGGTTAAGGTAGCGCTGCGTTGCTCTGGGGCTGGCACCATTCCATTTGGCATTACGATGACCGAATACGGTATATGCGTGGTATTTGGATGGTGCTGTCAGGGTAAAAAACTGGCCCGCGTAGCCGCTTTCGGTCGCAACCTTCTCAAAGCCGCCGATACGGGTCATAAGTTCAACGCGGCGCAATGCCGGGTTGGAAATGCTCTTATCGATCTGCTCAATAAGCGAAATACGTTCTTTGGTTTCCTGGTCTTCCAACTCAAGACGGGCCATTATCGCGCGGCTGCGTTTGCGTCTGGCATCCCACTCATCAACGTGGTGCTTGCTGCAATACGGTGCTGCGCCCCGCTTTACATCACCAAAGGCAATATGCAGGTGCTCACGCCAACGCGCGGCGTACTTTTTCAGGTTACGGTGCCAGTAGCGATCATCCAGCATCTTGCTAATGCCGGTAGTAGCCTCATCAATAAACAGCGCACCCCGGCAATACTTTGCCCAGCTCGGTGGCGTAAGGAAGAAAAGCCGCGCGAGGATAGCCGCTTCGGTGTAAAGGTATCCGGCATATTTGCGATCACTCTGCGTCTCAACCGTTTCGTGAGCCTCACTCAGTACAGACCGCATATAGATCGCAATATCCTGCGCCAGCAGCTCAACATCCTCCGGTGTAAAGTCCGGCAGATGGTTAAAGCGCTCAACCAATCCGTGCAGAGTGTTAAACGTGTGGTAAAGCGGGTTTAACCCTTTGAATGCTGTATCAGCCTGAGATTTAGCCTCATCGGTCATCGCAATAGCGTATTGCTCATTCACCATATTGATTGGTGGCAGATCCCTGCGGATGATATCGCGCAGCGCCAGACGGGCGATATGTCTGCCCTTCATGGTGTGAATGCTGTCGATGCGGGAAGCCAGACGCAGGCGAATAAAGCGAGGTAGCGGTGCAAGGGTAACTTTCACCCACGCCAAAAACTCCTGTTCTTGACCCAGCTCGACTAGATCAACAACGGGAGTCTTATCAACACAAATGGCAGCTTTCGGCTTCTGCCATTCGTAATCGTACCGGGTGGCGTCTGGAGCGCTACCCGGATACGGAGGGGGCGGCGTTGGGGCGCTTCGCCCACTTGCTGCGGTGGTCATCGCGCGCCCATGTACCGATCAATCATCTGGTGCTGAATATCCAGCCCCAGCTTTTCAGCAAGCGCGTATTCTGCCTTCGCTCCCGCAGACTGCTGCCAACCGTCCAGCATGAAGATGCCATCAGCACAACGAAGCATGGCAAGGCAGATATCCATATACTCCGCTTGCCCCAAGCCATCCGGCAGGATCGCCGGATTTAGAGCAACGTTTCCACGCCGTACAATATGCGCGGCAGCACGGTGAAACGCCGGGCGATTAAAGCCAGGCAATCCGCTCATTGGGCCAGCGATATAGATTTTTGACATTACAGAGTCTCCGTTTCTGAATCGTCTGCAATGCCCACGCATTGCCCGCAGCTCTCACAGCTCCCGCAATCGGCCTGATACTCTTCATAAAAGCTAAGCCCCAAAGTACCGATAACTTCTTTGGCCTTCTGGCGGTTGCTGGCGTCAGTGCTCACAGAGCGCTGCACGTCGATTTCATGCAGGCGGAAGCGGTGGTAAATCTCGCGGGTGGCTTCGGTGTCACTGTTAGAAATGACAACCGGCGCGCCATATTTGCGGTTCACTTCCAGCAGCTCCGCCGCTAACTGGCGGTGGTGCTTTTCGGTGAATGGCTCGGTATGGTATTGGGTGAAATTGGCGGTTTCGCTGGCAGGCAGGTACGGCGGATCGCAGTAGATGGCTTCATCCGTTCCAACCATCACTTTGAGGGTGTTTTGAAACGAGCTGCACAGGAAAATAGCTTTGGTGTCGTTGGCCTTCTCAGCGAACTGGCGGATCTCCGCCTCCGGGAAGTAAGGCGCGGTTTTATGCTGACCAAACGGCACGTTATAACCGCCGCTCTGGTTGTAACGCACCACGCCGTTGTAACCGTGGCGGTTGAGGTACAGAAACAGAGCTGCGCGGGCCACATCAAGCAAGCCTTTTGTACCGTTGAAAATGCGGCGGTTCTGTAAGTATTCCTCTTTGGAATTACCGGTCGCAAAGAGCGGGCGGGCAAGATCAATAACCAGCTCAGGATTGCTTTTGACCTCACGATAAAGGCGGATCAGGTCTGGGTTGATATCCGCAAGGATATAGCGGCGATAATCGGTATTGAGGAACACGGAAGCGCCGCCAACAAAAGGCTCAACGAGGCAACCAGCCTTTGGTAAATGCGGCAGTAATTCAGGCATCACGCGGCTTTTGCCACCGGGCCATTTGAGGAGGGAACGGATCATAATGCCGCCCCCATAGCGCCTTTGGCTGCGAGGCTTTTTAGATTGTCTGAGAGCTGGGCGATCTGATTCCACACATCAGCGGCAGCGTTATGTTTTTCAGAGTCAACAAGCCGATTTGAGGCATACCCACAGACAGTTAGCGCAACCTCTTCAACCGTTCTAACGTCGCGGACATTCCAGAAATTCCAGACCGGTTTTAAATCTACAGCGCGCAGTGCGTTGTAGATAATCGGCATATCGTAATCAGTGCCGCGCGCCCAAACTTTCACGCTCGCCAGATCACAATATTCCAGGATAAACATATTTAATTCACTAAGAGCTACAGGGAGGGAGTAAGCCCCTTCTTTGATTACTTCCGCTCGTACTTCTCCCGACTGCTTAAACCACCATTTGATTGTTTCAGCGCCCAGCGTTCCACCGAATGCCTCACTGCTTTCAATAGCAATGCGCCGGTACATTGAGGCGGAAACTGCACCTGACATAGGGTCAAAGATTGCCGCAGCAATAGACGCAATCGCGGCAGTCGGCTTGTTATCCATGGCTTCAATATCAATCATTACGTGTTTCATCTTGCTTTCTCCTGGGTGCAGGAAGCCCGGCGCGGTGATGCGCCTGACTACTGGTTAATCATTCAGTGGTTAATTGACTGCGCCATCCTGCGCGGGTGGTGGTGATTCGCGTAACGCCTGAATTTCAAGGCGCGGCGCAGCATGATCGGGAAACTCCCACGGCAACGCCGCAGCCAGCTCGGCAAGGCGCTTAATGCCCAACATCAGGCTCACTTTGTCCTGAGAGCTGAACTGTTCGAAAGGCATGGTGAGATGGGAATGAGTCAGCGACGGCAGATCTTTAAACCGCTGCGCGGCTTCGTTTGCCAGCAGAATGATCGCCTTTTTCTGAGTCTCGCCCAGGCGGTTGAAACGGCTCGCCGTGTCATTGGTGCGGGAAACTGAAATGCTCGACTGTAAGCGGGCGCGCTGTTCAAGGAACATCTGACGCCCAGATACTGGTTTTTCTTGTCCGATACTCATAATCCTATCCCCATCACTGCCGCTTATCAGGCGCACCACTCGAAAGTAACGCCCCGGATAAGCACCGGTTTCCCGGTGCCTCTCTTACTCGTCGCCCTGCTGCTCTTTGGCTGGCTTAATCGCAGGCCAAACCAGAACAACGAGCGCCCCCACGAAGAACAGATCGCCAACTGCTGAGAGCAGATAGCTGGTGAAGTCCACCGCTACCACCATGAAAGCCAGCAGCAGAACCAGCGCAGGCCGCAACATGCTCAGCATCTGGTTCATCAGATGTAATCCTCAACGCGCAAGCCCAGACGACGCCCAACTTCTTCCAGTACCTTCTGCTCTTCCGGCTCGATCTCGCCGTCAGCTTCGGCAATGGTCAGCATGTTGACGAAGACCTCTTCCGCCTCTTTCGGGTCATTTTTGATATCTTCGATTTCACGCAGGATATTCATGCGACCAACGCGAAAACCCGCTTCAAGCTGCTCAGTGAAGCGGGTGATCAGCGCGGTGATTTCGTTGCCGTAATGGCTCAGGCGGGGATTGGAGCGCAGCAACTGATCGAGCTTTGCAGTTTCCTCTTTTTCAATTTCACCATCAGCAGCAGCAACCAGCAGACAGCCACCAACAATGGCCTCCATCAGATCGCGGTTTTCAACTTTCTTTAATTCAACTTTTACAGCAGCAGTTTTTTTCTTAAAAATACCAAACATAATTAACCCCTTTTTTGGGTGAGTGAATGCGCCATCACTTAATAAAGTGACGACAGGTAGAAAAAGTTTTATCTGTTACTTAATTACTAAAGCAGCTTTCTAAATAACTTTGCTAAGGCACTAAATAAGCCTTTGTTTATCTTCTTCGTATAAACAAAAGGCTTACTCATACCTTTAATAAAGCGCACCTTATTCGGTTCCGGTTTAAAGAAACGCCCGTCCGGGCATTCAATCCAGCCGCGTGTATTGCGGTAATGCGTGACCTGGCAACCGTGCTTTAACAGGCTGGCAAGTGATGGAGCGTTATCGTTCATATCGTGTACCTGCTACAGTTGTCTACGGGCCTTGCGCTCTACTTCTGCGCGGCGGGCTTTAAATTCAGCAAACGCTTTAGCTCTCTGCTGCTTTACTTTTTCGCTCCGCTGCCTGATCAGGAATTGAATTAAATACAAAACCAGCACGGCAAAAATAGAAAGGCCGATAATCATTTCAGCTTTCATAACTTTCACCGCTTTTTAGCTTATCAATGGTTTTCATTGCTTCGGCTAAAGCAAAATCACGCCCTAAATAATTCCCATTATTTAAAACGCTATATGCCGTTTTCATCGTAATGGCATTGCGCGGGCATTTATGAATGGTGAAACCACGATAAATATAACTATGGCGGCTTAATTGAATTAACTGGCCCGTCATCTCATCGACTCCTTACAGACCAATCCACAGCAGCCAGGCATCACGTTGCTCTTTCGGGCGGTTGAAATAGGCGTCACGCATTGCGCGGTTAAATTCAGGAATGTAGATCCAGTTCTCTGAGCGGCCTGTTAATGCTTCCGGGTTCTTCATCTGAACTACTGGCAGCTTGCCATCACGAACCATATCACCCACTGCGTTGGCGGATTTACCAATCATTTCTGCAAATTTTGGGGTAGGCACGGCGTCCACAGGGTGGCGCAATTCAATGTAGCCCTCTGGGTATTTGTCTTTCATGTGTAATAATCCTCTTCAATGTTCAGCCGCCTCTAGCTGGCTGTAGCCGCTTCTGGCGGCTGTTCATTTGGCTCAGGAAGTTCCACATACGAACTTCTTGGTTGTGAATCTAGTTCGAAAATGGAACCGTGTCAATGACCTTTGAAGAGAAACTAAAGCTAATTCGTAGCGCCGAAGGGCTGAATCAGTCACAGCTATCTGATATCTCAGGGATCCCACTAAGTACCCTCAAAAAGATAGAGGCCGGGTATCAAGACCCTGGCTGGAATGTTCTTAGCAAAATCACCGAACACCCCCGATTTCAGAAATACACGCTTTGGCTAATGACTGGAACTACCGCACCACAGGCCGGGCAAATTGCTCCGACTCTCTCCCCTGATGGGCAAGACAGAACAACATCACGCCAATCAAGGCCGAAGGCTGGTTAAAAATCTGGTTTTTCTTTGCGCTAGAACAATCAGCGCAAAATGACAATTGCACGACTGGAGGGCTTCGTTATGTCGATTAAGAAGCTCGAAGGTGGTCAATACGAAGTAGACGTGTACCCGCGCGGGCGTAACGGAAAACGCATCCGCAGGCGGTTCGATAAAAAACAAGAGGCCGTACTTTTTGAGCGTTATGTATTGGTCAACGCAGACAAAAAAGAGTGGCTTGGCGCGAGCGTAGACCGCCGCACTTTAAGCGAGTTGTTAGATACCTGGTGGCTGCTCCATGGTCAGACTCAGGAAAATGGCGAAGCTGAAAAGCGACATCTGAATAAAACGATCAAAGCGTTGAGAGATCCGGCAGTTAACCGGCTGAATAAGCGCACTATTGCGCAACACCGCAGCCAACGCTTGGAAGATGGTATCAGCGCTGCCACGATCAACCGCGATATGTACCGGCTTTCCGGCATGTTTAGCACGCTGATCAAACTGGAAGAATTCAGTAAAGAAAACCCCTGTAAGGGGCTGGAACCACTGAAAGAAACGCCGCCAGCTATGACCTATTTAACAAAGCTGGAGATCAGCAGGTTACTGGAGGCTTTGACCGGTGATTATCGGCGCGTTGCGCTGTTATGCCTCAGCACAGGCGCACGCTGGGGAGAGGGCAGTACGTTACGGGGTGAACAGGTAAATCACGGGCGCGTGACCTTCCTTAAGACCAAAAACGGGAAAAATAGAACGGTTCCGATATCGGAAGCTCTGGAGAAAGAGATCAAGACCAGCGACACAGGGGCACTGTTCAAAGTTGACTATGAAAACTTTTGCGAACGACTCAGAAGAGTTAAGCCGGATCTGCCACGCGGGCAGACCACGCATGTGCTTCGTCACACGTTCGCAAGCTGGTTCATGATGAACGGAGGGAACATTATTGCGCTACAGCAGATTCTGGGGCACGCGAGCATACAGCAGACGATGGTTTACGCTCACCTTGCCCCTGACTATCTGAAGCACGCAATAACGTTAAACCCGCTGGGTGGAGGGCTGGCAATTTGA